AAGCTCGGCAGTGAATGTTCCAGTTTTGTTTAACACAATCTTACCTAAAACATTGCCATCAACAGAGTCACCATCCGCAATGCCCATGTCAATAGAGTCTGCTCGGCATTCACCAAACTCTTGTAGTTTGGTATCAAGTTGACCGTCTTGCTCATCTATAAGCGCATTAAGGTTCGCCTGAGTTGGTGTGGTAATATAGGTATTAATTGCGGTCTGAAGAGCAGTATTATCAGAAAGACCAACATAAATGCGATAGTCTTTCTGCTTAATTCCGTCTGTTCCATAAATTACTTTAGCCATTATATTTTCTCCTGTTTAATTAAACGTTATTGTTGTTGTCCAGCCTGTTATGAACGTGCCTGCATCTATACCAATGGAAACGGCAGGCTCAAGGTCAGTCAAGACGTTATAATCCATTTTAGCTATTATCTCTTCCATCAGGTCAAACATAGCCTGTTGCTTGACCAGAAGGTCTGTTGGACTGTCCATGTCATACGCATCAAAGACACACAATATGTATGAATGTTGAATAGGAGCATATTTAATAGACTCTTTGCTGTGCTGACTCGAACCAAGAAACAATCCAATCGCTGGAAAGTTTCCCATTGCAAGCTCAGTTTCACTCTTGGCTATTACATATTCGCTATACTCAGCCTGTATGTCCGCAATCAAAGAAAGATGTCTTTTCAGAAAATTGCTGGTAACGCTCATACAGTAAATACTCCAAATTGACCCTGCGTATAAATATCATCAGGCTCATCTTCATTATTCACAGAAGCGAAGCTCAAGCATTGATTAGCCAAGTCTCGGTAGTTGTCGGCATTGGCTATCAAATCTTCAAAAGGGGCAGCATAAATATTTGCACCACCAGCAGAATCACGGATGGTGTTTACTGCCCCCTTAACCAGCTTCTTCAACGAAATTGCAAGGTAATATAGGCTGAAATATGACTCGGCATAAATCAAGTTACGCAATGACTTTTGCTCGCTATTCAGCACATCAAAGGATAAAGAGTCAAATGCTGGGTATGTGTCTGAATCAAAACTATTCAAATTATTCACATACTCCTGATAAGCACCCTCACCAAGATTTTCTAACATATCACGTGCCCCGCTGGAAAGAATCTGTGAATTGATTCTATCTTGCGCCTGCGTTGTGATATTAGCAAGCTGTGTCATTTTAGCCTTGATTAAGTCCTCGTAAATAATAGGTTCAGCCATTTTATTTCCTTACTTAGTTATCTATAATTACGTATGAGTCAGGCGGGAGCTTATCAAGTTCAGCCTGGTCAATTCTATACCGTATATGATATTGATATTTATCAATGGATTTTTGCATAAATATCTTTACAATAACGGGTTCTTTCTTAGTTTTCTTCTTGGGCGTTACTTCTTTAGTCTCGATTACTTCTGCAGTAGTTTCATCGATAACTTCAGGTTTCTTAACTGTTTTCTTTTTACTCATAACTTAGCTCCTGTTACCAGATTACCCAATAGTAATATCGCAATCGATACAATCAGAAGCAATCATATTGGGGTGGTAAGCCCTCAAGTAGATGTGGTCGCTTGAAGTGAGAGAGAAGTTACCATTTTCAGGAATAACAGCAGCATTCTCGGCAGCAAGAGCTTCGTCCAGAGTATCGTAAGAAGTCCCAGTAAGGTCTTGTGTGGAGCGAACCACGACAGCTCCTTCGGTCGGGCAGCATACATGAAGAGGGGTTTCGCTCGCAACTGTTTGAGCATATGTGTTGGTTGCAGATGGAGTATAGGCGTTCATGCCATTTTTTGCATCGTCGGCAGACAACAGAACAGGGTCAGAAACCTTTGCACCCCTGAATGCAATTACGAAGCTATTATGACGAGAAGCCTGGAAGTCAAGATACATATTATAAGTATACTCAAATGCGGCACCAGTTTCGGCTCTGGCATTGTAGAACATATCCCTGCGATAACTTGTGCTATTAGAGGCAATATCAAGGTTCTTGGGGTTGCCAAACAGAATAGAGCCATACAATGTTGAGTCGCTTTCGTGAGTTTCATTGATACTTAACCAGCCGGGAATTGCTACCAGCGAATGACCCATGAAGGGAGGCACATTGCCGTTGGTCAGGATATCTTCTTTGACGGGGTTGGAGGGATTAGTAATATCAGAACGAGACGCAACATAAAGGTCAACATCTCTCTGCGACATCATGAATACCTTTCCCGTGTCACTTCTGAACTCGGCAGGCATAGACTCATACACTTTGCGCATAAGAGCAATAAGGTTTGAGCCATTATAATTAGAGCCAGTCGCACTGGTTGCATCAACCTTATGAGGAGTCAGATAACGACCCAAGAAGCCCTGAACCTTGATTGTGCCATATGTATTGGTGTTAGAGCCATCTGCCGCTTGCAACATCTTATTAAAACCAAGATTGAGGTCATAGAAATCTTCAGTGCTGGCGTAATTTCCGCCCAAGCCATTGATGGCAAGATTTAGAATATCATTGCCCAAAGCAATAGCCACATCATTGAGAACTTCATTCTCAAAGTTGGGGTTATGCAGATTGTCAATAACAGTCTGAAGCGGAATATCCTTTTGCAACTGAGCATTCTTGAGCCACATATTGATTCCAAAATTGTGCACAATACGCTTGTTAATGGTAGTAACAGCACTGCCCTTCTGCTCATTGGAAACCAAGTTCTTGCTGGTAATTGCGGCGCCCTTGACATCCGTGACCAAGCTTTTTACAATACGAGTATTGAATAACTTGAGATAGGGGCTCTTGTCATAGATATAGCGTATGGCTATTTCTGCATCTTTTTCGCTCAGGCTTCTGCCACGAGTAAAGTCGAGAGTTGTTTCGTCAACTTCACTTTTCTGGACAGGAATGCCATCGGAATCCGTAATTTCGTAGCCCGCATGTTTAGACAGCAAATAAGCGGCCAGCGGGCTAAACTTAGGCGCATTACCCTCATTAGCGGAGGCAACGCCACGCTCAAAGCTCTTTTGCAAAACGTTAATAAGATTAAGAGCATCCTTTGCATCAATAGTAAGATTTTTTAATTCCATTTTAATTTCTCCTATAACAAACCGTGACCAGCCGGAGCGGAGCGTTTGATTTCTACATGAGTAGGCACAGCTACAGAGGACTCAGTCTGTTTGTCGTTTAGTTTATCATTTGTTTCAATGAGAGACTTGTTAATTTCAGCAAACTTGCTTTCAAATCTCTGCTCCATTTCTTTCAGGGATTGCAAAAACTGCTCTCCCACGCCTTTAATAACCGTTTCGATTGAGACAACTTCTGGATTTTCTGCGGTCTTTTCAACAGTAGAGGTTTCAGTTTCAGGTGTTTCAGGCTCAGTTGTTTCTGGAGCAGTTTCAGATTCAGTTGTCTCAGTATTTGTTTCGGGCTCAGTTGCAGTAGTGGTATCACCTACAACTGAAGTTTGAGGTTGTGTTTTTGGTTCTTCAGTTGGAATATCAGCTGACTTTGCAACAGTAGAAATCTTCTTATCAATATATTCCGCAGCAGACTTCATCGATGCTGAAAGAGCAGTTAGCTGCTCCTCGCTCGCAGAGTCCCACGAAATAGTGTTAAAGAAATCTTCTTGCATTATCTCCATGATAAAGTATGGGTTTTTTGACATTAAATCAAATGTCTTTTCCATTTCCTCATCAAAGGTTTTAGAAAGGCCAATAGCTTCAAGAACCTTGTTTATCCATGATTTCATTGTTGGTTCTCCTTTGCTCGTTTTGGCTTCACGAGAAATACCAAACATCGAATAACCTGTTATTTCGCCGTCTTTCCATGCTTCCCAAATGTCCTCACTGGCACGTGTAACCAAGACCCAACTACCTGCCTTGACAACATTATCACCAATACTTAGGCTCACTGGTGCAACATAGCTTTCGACAACCACGCCAGCACCAGCCAGCAGGTTATGTTCAGTGTCAATGTTACGGTAATACTCAAGAAACTCATGAGCAGTTTTTTCAATTTCGTCTTTTGTCATAAAATCGCCATAGGTGTCCTCGGCGTCAGGCTCGTAAACAATGCCATATAGCAGGCGTTTTTCGCCAACGTTGTCATCCTTTGAAAGAAACCTTACCTTGAACTCCGCATCAGCCTGCTTGCAAGCAGATTTGGCAAGAAAGAATTGCTTCTTATTTGCACCACGTCTCACGTATGAAACATGAGTAATGGTAACATCGCTAAGTTGTCGCTTTTTCTTTATTGTTTTCATATTTTACCACCTATAACCTTGTTGTGCTTTCATCATTATTTTTGTTTGGGTCAAGATTATTAGACGCCTGCCCGTCACCTTGACCTAAGTCAGAATTATCGCTTGTATGCAGGTCACCATCTTTATTAGGCTTAACAGATAAATTGCCCATGTGTTCAGTTTCGCTCTCGTCCTGTGGAGTATCCTTAAGGTCAATCGGCCTGAGGCGCAGAAACATTTGCCTGATTTCATTCACAGATAATACTCTGTTGCCAAACTCATCAACCATATTGTAATACATGTTGGCAATAATAGCATCGTCTTTCTCGTTAGAAATATTCATTCCGTTCAGACTAAACTCACAATTGACACCAAACTCAAGCTCAAGAAATCTGTTGATAAAATCAACAATAGTCTTTTGCTCCGGCTGTGATACAGTTTCCATAAACAGCTTCAGGTCAGTTATGCCAGCCGAGCCTCCACCAAAGTTTCCGCCCTGTGATAGGCCAAGCAATTTGGGATGAACTCTACACTTAAGCGCAATCTTAAACTGTATTTTATCTGCCAAAGTAATAAACTGTTCATCAATAGATTTTGAAAGCGGCACTAATTTAATCTGAGCTTTCTCGTTCGGCACAGACAGAAATAGCATCTTGTGCGAATTTGCAACGCCCTTGAGATTGTTCTCAATGAACTCTTTAATCTTCTCGTAGCTCTTTTTGGTTAGCTTTCCGCCGGTAATTAAAACCGCCCAGGCAGGCTGTCCACCGTTAGAAAAGAAGTTGATGTTATACTGGTCTGTCAAATAGGATTGCTTAATTAAGTCAAACAAATGTGATGTGTCCGGCTTGCCATAATAAAGATTTTCTTGCGATGGTCTTTTCATGTGCAGGCAATAGTGCACGCCATCTCGTGTTTTGGAGGACACAGGGTATGGCTCAAATATAGTCGGGCTGGAACAACCATTAGGAATATACATATACTTATCAATGTCACGTAGAGTGTTGCCAAACCTATCAACCTTTGGCTTAATATACATATCCTTTGCAGGCAGGCAATACAGAGACTTCTTATTCCCACTCTTTACAAATTCAAGATAACAATTATCAAATAACTCAAAGTCTGCATACATATTCTTGAGAATAGAAGTAAATGTATCATTAAAGTTTCTGTTTGGTGATTTGAAAAAGTCAATAACATCTTTGTGTTTGTCAATATCCTTATAGCCGAACGAATAGCCCCGCCCAATTGCTGTGTCAACCTTGATGGCAATACAGGTTTGATAAGTTATATCAATAGCCTTATATGCCAGAATTTGCGAGGGATTATAGGGAGGCAAAATACACCCATTAGACCTAATGCTTTGTGGAGTAGCAAGCTTGACAGAACTCTTTGGCAAACTTATTGACTTAGAGATAGGCGCAAAAAATACTTCATCAGCACCAAGAAACTCTTTCTCAACTGTGCTGCCGCCAACAGGCTCTTCTGAAACAACTTTAACTTCGTCTTTCAATTATATTCTCCCTAAAATATTTCAACATCAGAATCTTCTTCTTCAGTATCGGGTTCATTATTATTTTCCACATATTTAGTGTCAAGCATTTTATTTCCATAACCGACAGAATCTATTTCAACGTCGAAGGATTCAGACATCATTGACAACAGTCCAGCCATAGAGTCGGGCGCATCATCCTTTCCATATTTATATTTTCCATAGTTGGATAGATTAGACATAAATCGCCTATAATGGTCGTCTTGTTCATCATCTTCAAGAAAGTAACAGCTATTCTTAATTTCGCCTAATGCAAGCATAATTCTGATTTCTTTATTACTTGATGTTGAGCGATAATCTATGTCAAGGCCAATCGCACTGAACAAGTTCTGATTGTTTCTTTGCAAATTCATGGCAAATTCAACTCCGCCCTGATTACTCTCAAACACAAAATCATCTGGCTTGAAGTAAGCAATCTTTTCAAGCAACGGTCTCTCCAGCGCAACGCTGTCTTCATTAGAAAATACTACGCCTACAATATATTTCTTGTCACCATATCTATAGCAGAATGGGGCGGACAAGTTATCGGTGCCCTTATTTGCGTAATCACACCAGCCCAGAACTTCGTCAGGATTTCCCAGCTTTTCAATGTCTTTCATGCTAAACCGCTTCAAATCATCCAACCTTAATTTAGCAAAAGTCCTGTCGGCTGGCTTACACATATAAAGAGCCTGAAACATCCAGCCAAGATTCTTCTTTTCCCAAGTATTC